AATTCTTGCTATTCGCTCGCATCAGTTACAATGCCTGAGGGCGTGGCGAGCATAGGCACCTATGCGTTCAACTCATGCTACTCGCTTGCATCGGTGACGATACCTGAAGGCGTGACAAGCATCGGCAGCAGTGCGTTCAACAATTGCTCCTCACTCGCATATATCATCTTTGAGCCAACAACTCCGCCAACAATATCCTCAGATACGTTCGCAAGTTCGCCATCCGACCTTGTAGTCTACGTTCCGAACGGTACGCTGTCGGCATATCAGTCGGCAGGGAACTACTCAAGCATAGCAAGCAAGATGGTGGAGATGAGCGCATAAAAGAAGTGTGGGGCGAAATACTTGCCCCACATGAGGATAGGCAGATACTGAAAGCATTTGATCTAAATTCGGTGTGGAATCCATCACAGGTCTGGGCATAACCTGCCGTGATAGTCGGTGTCCTCTCATCAAAAGAGTCTACCTTGATTGGTAGGCTCTTTTTTTATGCTATAATTAATCAGAAAGGAGATTGTTATGTTGTACAACCATACTATAGAAGAACTGTTGCTATATGTTAGTACAACACTTCAGTAACTTCTAAATCTTCATTGATGTGTATTTCTCTTATGAGGTTCTGCCAAAATGCTTTTCTGTGCTTTGCATCAAGCATCTTATACACATCTTTCCAACCCTTTGTGAATGCTTCTTTTTTAGGTGTTTCCTTTGAAAGTGAAGCTATCTTCTGTTGTAGATCCGCAGACTTTCTTTTGTATTCCTTTTCTGAAATGTTGCCCATTAGGTAAATATCATTCAGCCGTTTTAATTGGTTTCTGTATTTCTGCGGTGACTCTTGCTTCTTGTCTTCCATAGTCACATTCACCTTGAAATCTTCTTCAATGTTATCCAATAGCCAACTTTCCATCTTCTCTTGGTTTATGAGTTTCCTAAAATCACAATCAATCCTGTCTGGGCATCTGTAGTAAGCGTAGGTCTGTGTATAAGCAGATGACATCTTTTTACCACATTTAGGACATCGTATCAGACCGCTAAACAAGTATTGTCTGTTGGTGGGTGATTGCTTATGATGGGAACTCAATATGCTCTGTATCTCATCCCATTCTGCTTCAGATATGATAGGCTCACAGTATGCCTTATTCCCTCTATATTCGCCTTTTAAGATAGGATTTCGCAGTAATTGATTGATTGTGAAGTGGGTGTAGTGTTTGCCGTAAGAATCGAAAATATAGCGGATGGTTTCTGTGGTGGATCTGTAAGTAAGGAAGTGTTTGAGCAGGTCTTGCAGTTTCTCTTTATCTTCACCAAAGGCTATACAACCATCTACTATGGTATATCCCCAAGGCACTCTGCCACCTAACACTTTGCCTTGTAGCACTCTCTGTTCTTGCACATCTTTGATACGTTCTGATGTTCTATCTGCTTCATCCTGTGCTATGGACAATTTGATGTTGACATACAATCTTCCAGAAGCTGTTGAAGTGTCATACTCTTCATTTATAGCTTTCCAATCTACCTTATACCTATCAAGAATATCCTGTACCTTGTAATACTCCTTGATGTTTCTGAACCATCTGTCCAACTTGGTAAATAGGATCATCTGTGGTTTGATTGTTTCCACATCTTTCAACAATTGCACCATTGCAGGTCTTTTGGTATACGGCTTTCTGCCACTTATCCCCTCATCACGATACACACCCAAAATGACATGATTGTTTTTTTCACAGAATTCCCTCAAGGCTTCATCCTGTGCATCTAAACTGTAACCATGCTTGACCTGCTCTTCTGAACTAACTCTTTCATACAGGAATACTTTCATTTCTTTATATCCTCTATCAGCCGGTCTAACTCTGCGTCTGACAACTTCATTGCATGGAGCATCAACCGCATTAGCCTTGGGTTCTCATTGATCTGCTCTGCTATGATGTCTTCTGGTGCATATTCAACCGGCTTTGAATGGTCTGTTGTTAGGTCTTCCACAGAACAATGTAAGAACAGACAAATCTTATCAATCATCTTTGCCCTTGGCATTGCTTGACCATTGCACCAATAGGTAACTGTTGCCGATGTAGCACCTGTGAACCTTGCAAGGTCTGCTTGCTTCTTGTTTCTTGCTATCAGCATATTGCGCAGGTTCTCTGCAAATATCTCTGTGCTTGTTCTCATAGTGTGTTTCTCCTTTCCATAAGGGGTAAGTACAATTTAGCAGATGCTTGTTTAAAGCGCAATATTTCTATAAAAATTTTAAGTTAAATTTGAAAAATGTCTTGAAATACTAAATCTATTTTAGTACAATAAGGGTGTCGAAAGACAGAGACTAAACGAAAGGAGAGTGATCTGGTGAGATACAGAACTAAATACACGCTACGGCAATGGAGAGCCGTAAAGGGTATGACCTTATCAGAGGTTGCCGATGCCGTTGGCAAATCATATGGAGCGGTGTGGGCATGGGAGAACGATAAGGCAGAACCCAAGGCATCTGACATCGCAAAGTTAGAGCAGGTCTACAACATCAAGTGGTCTGATGATGTCATTTTTCCTGCAAACAATGCTAAATCTAATTGAGCAAATGTTAAGTAAAGCAATAGCAGAACTGCTTGAGCAACTCTTATCAGACCAAACAGGAAAGGAAGTAAGTATATGTATAGCAGACTCAAGAAGATAGCCGGTTATGTGTTCATCGAACTGATGTTAACAGCAATCTTTGTAGGCATGGTGATAGCAACAGCGGTCATTCCGTATTAAAGGAAAGGAGTTAGTAATGAATAAGGAGAAAGCAATCAACTTCATAGACCTGCTTGGAACTATCTATGAAGCTTGCGGAACTATCCAAGATGCATGTGGGTGTGACAAATGCCCAATCAAGCACAACTGTCTGAATGACACATCCGTAGCAGAATTCGCAAACTTCTGCACAAAGGGTTCTCTTGAAGAGTTTCTGGGATTCGCAGATGATGCAGAGAATTACGCTAATGAACAGGAAATGGCTGACTACCATGAATGGCTGAAGAGGTGACGATATGGCAAGACTAAATTCATTAGAAGATATGGTCAGAGAGGTTCTGAAGAAAGACCCAAAGGCAAGAGATGATGACCGAATCCTCACATTGGATGTATGGGTGAACGTATTCAAGGTCAACCCTTGGTCACCTATCTGTGAGGTCATGAGGAACAAAGACCTGCCATCACAGGAGAGTCTTGGCAGAGTGCGCAGGAAGATTCAGCAGACAGAAGAGAACCTGCGTGGATCTAAAGCCAAGGAGCAGGTGCGGATGGATGCACAGAGGGATTACCTTGACTATGTAAATGGAGTGACAGATAACGGACAGGTCAACCTGTAGAATGAAAACAGATGTTTGAGAAAGGAGTAATTGTAAATGGCATACGATACATTCACATTCAACATAGTAGCTAACATAGGAGTCATCAGCAAGAGGACAGACCTTAAGGGCGATGAATGGACAAAAGAAGTCAACCTTGTTTCATGGAATGGCAGAGAACCTAAAGTAGACATAAGAGAGTGGAACACAGACCATACCACCATGAAGAGAGGTCTGACACTTACCACAGAGGAAGAAGAAAGGCTGTGCATGATACTGCATGAGCATATGAGGGAAAGGAGCAAGTAATGATAAAGAAAACATGGAAAATGGGTGGCTTTTTCGATGCGGATGCAGAAAAGGTGGCAGATGAAATTCTTGACATTGGTGAAACTGTAACACCACAGCAGGTTCTTGAGAAAGCAAGAAACGAGAACACAGAACTACACAAGTGCTTTGAGTGGGATGATGCAATAGCATCCGAAAAATACAGACTCATACAGGCAAGAGATGTAATAAGGTTCTTAGTCATTGAAGAAGAGCAAGAGCCAGAGGAAAGACCGAAGATCAAAGCCTTTTATGTAACCGAGCCAAGCGGTGGCTATAAGCCTGTGGAACTCATAGTGAGACAGGAAGATGAGTACAAGAAACTACTTGAAAGAGCATGGGCAGAGTTGAGGGCATTCAAAGCCAAGTATGCAATGCTCACAGAACTTGAAGAAATATTTAGTCTGATGGACTAACTTCAAAGCCTGTCGGCATAATTGAGGGTTTATAACTCTTGTAATACTCTACACTACATAACCAATCAAAAGCGCACACGACAGCGCAGAACACTTCACTATAAAACATCGCAGTATACGACAGAACACAACAAGACATAAACCCTTTATCATGCCGATAGGCAAGGACGGAACATAAAACAACAAGAACAGACAATAGAGAGTAGGATATATCAGCACAGCCGAGAACAGGACAACATAGCATAGCTGACAACAGCACATTTTATGACAGAACATCATAGGCATTCACAAGGCTTGTAAGAGCCTAAATACAAATCAACAGCCTACAACGTAGGACAAAACGGAATAACGCAATTTAATACAGCACATTACAACGCAGAACAAAATAGAACACTACACAATAGAACACTACAGAACATTACAAGCCTTATGTGTGCCTATGGTGCAACTAATGAAAGGAGTAAGTAAAAATGAAAGAGAAGAACGTAATCGAACTGAAAGACCTGCGTAACGCAAGCAAGACAGCAATTATCACTATTGAGGGGGATGGTGACTTGGTGCTGAATAAGATGAATTCCAGAAACACAAGGGCATTACTTGCAGATGACAGAAAGAAAGTTAAGGAACAGCCAAACCCTTGGGAAGACATCATCACAGCTATTCATTGGAGAGATCCGCTGAATATGAAAGACACCTACAAAGAATGTAGTGAAGAAAAGATGGGTGAACTTCTGAAAGACAATGCACCTTGCATCTCTGCATTCGGTCTTAAAAAGTCATTCGGACAGGCGGTAGTAAGAAACGAGATAGATAAGTACGCAACCAAGATTGACAATGCTCTGAACGTAGTAGCAGAAAATGGTCTTGTGCCGGTCACCTTTGCAGAGTGGGCAATAGATGAAAGGTTGATGTCACCTAAAAAGGGTTCGCCTGTTGTTGTAAGGCTGAATCACTTTAGAGGATGGAGAGCAGAATTTACCATCAACTACACAGACAATGTTTACTCTCTGTCAGAGATTGTGAACATCATCAACCTTGCAGGATTCGGTCTTGGAATCGGTAGCGGTAGATCAAGCGGTTATGGAAGATACCATGTAGTGGGAGTGAGGTAGAAACATGAGACTATTAAGGGCAGAAGAAATAGAAATCCGAGTAGGCACAGTAGGACAGCGCAAGAGCGGTGGCGGTTATGCGACTCTGCTTTTGTACAAGGATGCAAGGACAGATATGCAGATTCTTGATGAGGTCTATGGAACAAATAATTGGCAGAAAGACTACAAGGAAATCAAGGGCAATCTGTACTGTGGCATCGGTGTATGGGATGAAGAGAAGAAACAATGGATATGGAAGTGGGATTGCGGAACTGAAAGCAATGTTGAGAAAGCCAAAGGTGAAGCATCTGATGCGATGAAACGAGCCTGTTTCAATGTGGGTGGTGGCATCGG